CGAATCCAATACCCAAGGTGAACGCTACGCCAACAAGAGGGCCGAGATGTATGGATCCCTTCGAGCTTGGCTCAAGGGTGGGGCCCTCCCGCCTGATCCAGATCTCAAGAAGCAACTCGCTTCCATCACCTACACACTCAACAATCGGGACGAGATCATTCTAACCTCGAAAGAGGTCATGATGAGGGAGGGCCGGGAGAGCCCAGATGATATCGATGCCCTTGCCTGTACCTTCGCCTATCCAATCGAGCCCAAGCCCATCCGGTTTGGGGAGCCATGGGTCGCGAGGGATGATGTGGTATCGGAATATGATCCTTATCAAATCCTGACCAAAGGGGATTATCACCCGATGGAGGTAGCATGAAGGGCCTCACGGTCAAGGGAAAGCTTATCGAGCCTCGACCTCTGCCAAAGGGCATTTGGCTTCTCGACCCCAAAGGGGTGGTGATTGGCCTTCTCTGTCGCGAAAGCGCTGCTGTTGAGGTATCCTCTGGCCGCTCTCGCTATGTTGCTCGACGAACGCTTCAAAGAATTCTCGGACCCGGACAACCATTGAGCAGGCCCGCCGCCGAGAAGGAGAGTGCAGATGCCCCCAATTGAGCGCTTGACGCCTGGGATCGCATCTGCACTTCCCACCCATCGCTGCCCTGGGGAAATCGGGCTCAACAGAACGCGAGTAGCGCGAGCGATCACGTTGTTCGTTTTCTCTGCAAGGGTAGGCTAGGCTAGGCACAAGCCGATGATCCTAGTTCCTGCCCAACCAGTTTCAGAGGAGGACCCTAAAATGTTCGGAATGCCATCCTGGAAAACCACCCTCGCTGGGCTCTTGCCCATTCTCTCCGCCTTGGGCCAGCTTGCTGGAATGGCCCAAACCGGTCAATGGAATGGAGACACTTTGCTTACTGATATCGGTCTTATCTCCGCCGGAGCCATTGGCCTATTCGCCAAGGATCGTAATGTCACCAACGCCCCAACCCCGGCTCCGGCCAAACCTGTTTAAGGAGGAAGAAATGACTATTGGTGAAGAACGAGTTCGAATCTCATTCAATGTGCCTGCCAGCCCTTTGGTTCATCTGATCAAACAAAAGTCCGCTGAGTTGATCGACCTTTGCGAAGAGCTCAAGGCCAAAGACCCTCGTTTGGCATCTCTGGCCCAAACCCATTACGAGGACGCTGCTATGTGGGCCGTTAAGGCCGCAACTGCCTGAAAGGAATCACCCAATGAAAAAGATTCTCTTGCTTTCGACCCTGCTTGTGACCCCGGCCATTGGAGCTGATCTCTACACCAAAGCCCCTCCGGCTCCGCTGGGTTATGGCGACCCATGGAATGGTTTCTACGTCGGCATCAATGGTGGTTATGGCTTCGAACGAGGAGCTGGATCCGGTCAGACAACTAACTTTCTCCACAACATTGGGACGGACTTTGCAACCTCGCCGCAGGGGTTCGTTGGCGGTCTCCATGCCGGCTATATGTGGCACCTTCCAGGCTCAGGATTCGTGTTCGGCGTTGAGGGTGATGGCGATATCGCGACGCTCGATGGAACACAACAGAACCCGGGGTTCATCGGTAACGTCAATTCCAAGAACCGTTGGCTCGCGTCGTTTCGCGGAAGACTCGGCTACATACTCGTGCCGAATGTTTTGGCCTATGGCACCGGTGGTTATGGGTGGGGAAGTGCTGACTTCACCGTTACAGGGACGGACGGAAGTCAGGTCAACTTCAAACCAACTCTTGGTGGTGCCGTACTTGGCGGTGGAATTGAGATCGCTCTTACTCCTAGCTTACTGGCTCGGGTGGAGTATCTTCATTACTTCCTAAACGATATCAATGGGAGCTTTAGTGGCAAGTTGATGCCAATTGGGGTGTCGGCTAATATGATCTTTCACGCTGATGACAATGTAAGCCTCATTCGAGGTGGTCTGAGCTACAAGTTCTAGGAGGTTCTTATGGCAGCAATAGGCGAAGCCCTTTCCCATCAGCTTTTTGACTTTCATCTCTCGGATGTCGGTCGGGTGGTGGCGAAGGTGATGAAAGAACATTCAAAGGATTGTGATGGGTGTTCTGGATATCCTACAGGGGCTTATGACCTAGTGATGGCCGAGCTCTTGATCAACGTTCGGGCTTTTCTTGGCGATCGCTTGGAGGAGCTTGAAATCCGCAAAGAAGAGGTCGCCTAGGGTTATGGGCTCTGGTACTTTAATGGCACCTTTAAACGGTAGAAATAACTACTGGGAGCCCGCCTTCGTCGATCTGGTTGAGCCAAACCTTTTTAGGTGATTCATGTCTCCCAGCGTGAACGTTCCTCAACCCGTAGCCCCACCTCCACCACCCAACCCACCCATGTTTGGCTCTCAAGCCACCAAAGGGGCAGGAGATCGCCAACGACAGATGGCTGGGGCAAGCCAAGGCTTTGGGGCCACCATCCTTGGGGGTGGAAATCCGACCAATACCGGAAACAAGACTCTTTTGGGGCAATAGCTAGAGAGGGTGATCGACAATGAGTGAAAGTATCAACTTCGAAGAACAAGCCCTTCGCATCTACAACGAAGGCCTTGCCTCCACCGTTGAGTGGCACAAGCGATTAGCCGAAGGCCCTCAACCAAAGCTGACTAAATCCGAGCCTTTGCTTCCAGATCATTCTCGTGGCTATTTGAGCCCCCTTGGTGGAACTGTATGGTAGATCTAATCCCGCTTAGGACCGCCAATCTGGGCCGTTGGAATCGAATGGTTCTCAAGCACGACTTCGAGCTCGCCTTTGAACACGTTGCGCGCAAACTTCTCGAAGCCAAGTCCCGCTATCGATCCGTGACCGCTCGAACGCGTGTACCTTGGGCCATCATTGCCGTTATCCACGAAAGGGAAAGCTCTCAGTCTTGGCGAGCTAATCTAGCTCAAGGCGATCCTTGGGACAAACCTTCAATCCACGTCCCTCGTAGCCGAGGTCCGTTTGGCTCTTGGGAAGACGCAGCGATTGATGCCTTGGTTAATTGCCCTCCCTTTACTGCCAAGAACACTAATTGGTCGATTGGTGGCTCTCTAACAATGCTGGAGGAGTACAACGGTCTTGGCTATCAGTTAATCCATCATATGGCCTCGCCCTATCTCTGGGCCGGAACCAACCAATACATTAAAGGCAAGTATATTGCTGATGGCCACTTCGATCCGGATGCTGGGGATCACCAATTAGGTTGCGCTGGACTCCTTCGGGCGATGGTCAAGCTAGATGAAACCATTGATGATGGGTGGGATTGATGGGGGAGCTTGAGCGCTTGCGCCAAGAGAATGCAGAGCTTAGGCGCTTGCTTGAGGCTGCTCTTAATCGGATTGAAGACGATTCGCAAACCTTGGACAAGCGCGCAGCTATAATTGGTAGTCTGCAACAGGCTTTGATTAGTCAGCCAGTGGGACAAGCCTGATGCCTTTGAAGGTGCCTAGTTCCAACGTTGTTCCCATGGAGGGCTCAACCCCTTCTGAGGTCGATAAATGGATGGCCCTTGCCACCATGAAGGAGGTTGGCAGCTTCGACGCCAGATTTCGTGGGCAGAACCTCAACTTCTCTGAGGGCCTAGATCCGAATCTGCAAGGCAACGTTGAAGATCGTCGTGGTAGGTATGAGGGAGTTTTGCAACAATACGACACCGTTGGTGTAGAGGGTATCAAAGATGCCTTAAGAAGGGGTGGTTCTTTACCTAAAGCAACTCCGATACCACAAGGCCAACTATCAAAGGATGCAGGTTTTGATGACGTGGCGCGAAGAAGGTTAGCAAGGCGTTAGCGATGGCCCTTTCTGAGCAAGACCTCGCCAAAGCGATGGGATCTCGGATTCCCTCAGCGCAAGACCTTGCCCTTCGTCGCCACTCCGAGAGTCGAATGATTGGCCTTAGAATCAATCGCTATTCGTGGTGGACCCACGCTAGGGAGCTTGCAGATTTCTTCCTTCCTCGCCGTTATAAGTGGCTGATTACCCCCAATCAAATGGGCCGGGGATCCCCAATCAATCAACATATCCTCGACTCGACCTCCACGCTTGCGGCCAGGAATCTCGCTGCGGGAATGATGTATGGAATAACCAACCCTACCACCCCATGGTTCCGTTTGAGGTTGGGAAGGATTGACTCAACCCAGACCAACCCCATTGCCATCTGGCTCTTCCAAGTCGAGCAGATGATGATGCAGGTCTTTCAAGAATCCAACTTCTACCAATCCCTTGCGATTTTCTATTTCGATTTGGTGATCTTCGGTACTGCCTCGATGATCATCTATGAAGACTTCAATCATATCATCAACTGCATCAACCCTTGCTTCGGCGAGTACTATTGCGATGTCAACTCTCAACTCAACATGGTGGATGTATTCTATCGTGAGTTCACCTACACCGTGGCCCAAGCCGTTGAGAGGTGGGGAATCGAGAATGTTTCTCCAAACATTGCCGCCCAATATAAGGAAAGCAAGCGGGGTTCCTCTGCTGGATTGACCCGGGAGATAGTGGTTGCTCATGGAATCGAACCCAATTTCAACTCCAGAGAGTTCGGAGTTCCATCCCAGTTCAAATATCGCGAGGTCTATTGGGAGTGGGGAGGGTCAGCCTCCCCACAAGGGGGAAGTAGTTTCTCTCCTGGCTTACTCGACAAAAGGGGGTTTTATGAAAATCCCTGCATTACAGCAAGGTGGGATACTGTGGCTAATGACGCCTATGGTCGATCTCCTGCCATGGATGCCCTTCCTGATTGTAAACAACTCCAACTCCAAGTTCGACGCCAAGCCCAAGGGATAGATAAACAAGTTAATCCTCCCCTCCAAGCCGATATCCAACTCAAGAACCAACCAGCTTCCCTGATCCCCGGTGGGATAACCTACGTCGCTGGGCTAATGAGCTCCTCGAACCCTGGAATGCAATCGATCTACAACCACAAAATCGAACTGGGTCCGATGACCGAGAACCTAGAACTGGTTCGTCAGCGGATCAAACAAATATTCTTCAACGATCTCTTTCAAACCATTTCCCAGTATCAAACCCGGTCCAATGTTACCGCGGAGGAAGTCAATGCTCGACGAGCCGAATCCCTTATCATGCTTGGGCCAGTCCTTGAGCGATTGCAGCTTGAGCTCTTGGCTCCAGCGATCGATAGAACTTTTTCCATCATGTCCAGGGCTGGAATTTTGCCCCCCGCTCCAGCTAACATTAGCGGGGCGGAGCTCTCGATTCAATACGTTTCGATGCTCTCCCTGGCACAGCAAGCAGCTAAAACAGCTGGCATTGATAGGCTCTTGCAGATTGCCGGGTCCCTTGCTGGTATAGATCCAGCGGTAGTGGATAACCTCGATATTGACTACGCCTTGGCTCGCTATTCCAACCTGATGAACAACGATCCCCGATTGATTCGCACTCCTGATCAGGTCGCAAAGATCAGGACCCAAAGAGCCCAACAGCAGCAACAAGCCCAGGTCGCTCAGCAAGCCGACACTGCCCAGAAGCTAGCCGCAGGTGCTCAGACTCTATCCCAAACTCAGTTGGGCGGTGGGCAATCTGCGCTAGATTCTATGATGGGGAAGGCCGCCTAATGACCGTAGTCCGAGCCGCCAACACCAACGATCCTTCCTCCCTGACCGACGAGCAGCTACTTCGCGAGCACTCTCGTTGGGACTTCGCCGTTCGTCAAATCTCCCAGTGGGGTCCTGCGATGGAAAGGGCAGAGCGGGAGCGGGAACGATTCGCTGCGGAGATCAAGCGGAGGAAACTTGCGTGAGTTCCTGCCACCAAGCCCGCCAGCCCCGGTGTCAGGAAAGGGGACGGTCTCTGCCTCCTCCCTAGGGATCGTCCCCACCAATGAAAGATGAGTATGAACTCTCTCCAGAAGAGAAGCGTGAGGCCAAGCGCCAAGCGAAGGCTGCAAAGGTCCAGGAGGCTGAGGAGAATGCTGTTGTTCAAGGGATTATGTCAACGCCTGGGGGCAGGGCATGGATGCGAGGTAAGCTCGAGATTTGTCAAATCTTCCACTCAACCTTTACTGGGGAGGCCCTTAGTGGAGCCTTTAATGAGGGCCGAAGAACTGTTGGATTAATGCTGTTAACCGAACTCATGCGGGCTTGCCCCGAACAATATATCCGAATGATGGGGGAGCAATCATTAGGAGTTAATGTTTTGGAGTTAGAGGAGGAAGAAGATGGAAGCTAGGGTCTGGCAGGCTCTTAATAGGCATAAGGCGCCAAGGCCAAAGACTTTTGCTGAATTGGGTATTGATATTAAGAGCTTAATGGGGACTAAGTGATGGCCGAAGAACAGACGACTGGAACCGAGACGACGAGCGGAACTGGGACGGAGACCAGTGGATTGGAGCAGGGTCAGAGCCAGAAGGCTGAATCCACTCTCTCTCAGGCTCTTGGCGATGGAACCAAGACCGAGGACCAGCTAAACGCTGATAAGGCTAAGGCGCCTGTAGTCCCGGAGAAGTATGCTGACTTCACCGCCCCAGAAGGCCTAACCCTCGACCCAAAAGCCATTGAAGAGGCTGCGCCAATCTTCAAAGAACTTGGCCTCTCCCAGGAAGGGGCCCAAAAGCTAGTCGATTTCTATGGCAAACAGGTCGCCAAGCTTAGCAGCGATTCGATTAGTTCTTGGACCAAGACCCGGGAGAATTGGCGCGAAGAACTCAAATCCGATCCAACTCTTGGAAAGGAGCTTGCCCCAGACGGCAAAGTACCTGTAACCGTGAACCGTGCTCTGGACGGTTTGCAAAACCCTAAGTTAGTCGCCGACTTCAAGGATGCAATGAACACGACCGGCGCTGGGGATAACCCCGCCTTTGTTCGTGTTCTATACGCCTTGGCCAGCAAACTCACAGAGGGAACTTCGTACGCACAAGGCGGCCCAACCGGGGCAAAGAATGCTCCGCGATCTGCCGCTGCCGCTGTGTATCCCAACCTACCTTCAAACTCTGGAGATAGCTAATGGCCATTATAGGCACAACCGCAATCACCTATGCGGATTGGGCCAAGAGACTTGACGATGGTTATAAGATCGCTACCATCATCGAGCTCTTGTCTCAAACCAATGAGATCCTTGAAGACATGCTTGTGGTTCAGGGTAACCTTCCCACAGGTCATAAAACCACCGTTCGAACTGGCCTTCCTCAGGCCACTTGGCGCCTGCTTAACCAAGGCGTCCCGAACGCTAAATCCACCACCGCTCAGATCGTTGACACCTGTGGGAATCTTGAAACCTATGCAGTGATCGACAAAGATATCGCCGACCTTAACGGCAATACCCAAGAGTTTCGGCTCTCGGAAGTGATGGCTTTTCTTGAGGGGATGAGCCAGCAGGTCGCTTCGACAATGATCTATGGAAATCAAGGGGTCAATCCAGAACGGTTCACCGGCTTCGCTCCTCGATACCCAACCGTCTCCACCTCTGCCTCCCAGACCGCTAATAACGTTCTCGATAGCCAAGGGACTGCTTCAACCAACACCTCGATCTGGATCCATGTGTGGGGAGCGGATACTGCTCATGTGACCTTTCCGAAGGGTAAGATCACTGGTCTCCAACACCGGGATATGGGTGAGTGGCCTGTGCTCGACGCCGCGGGCAACACCTACCAAGCCTATCGAGACCACTTCAAGTGGGAGATTGGATACGTTCTTCGGGATTGGCGCTACGTTTCTCGGATCTGCAATATCGACATCACCCAACTAACCGGGGTGTCTGCGGCGAACCTGATCAATCTCTTGGTTCGGGCGCTCTACAGGCTCCCAACCGCTCCGGCCTCTGCAACCACGATCCAGACCTCTGACACTCCCCAAGTTCGAGCGAATATGGGTCGGACGGTGATCTACTGCAACAGGGTGATTCGGACCTATCTTGACCTCCAGGCCATGAATAAGACGAACGTTCTGCTTCGCATAGAAGAGTTTGACGGTAAGCCTATCACGACTTTTAGGGGAATCCCTATTAGGACGTGCGACGCAGTTTTGAATAACGAGGCCAGGGTAACCTGAGCTAGAGAAAGGAGCAAGATCATGATTATCGATGGCCTTTTGTCCTTCACCAACCCCACCTTCGGTGATCTAATCACCGCTGCCCAGACCAATTTCCCCTTCTCGAACGATATCGATTGGGGAATCTCTGGCCTCCCGGTCTCCTCGACCTCTCCAACCAACCAGCCCTTCCGAGATATGGGCATCGGCGATGACCCCGCCCTCAAGTTCTTGGTCGAGGTCACCACCGCCTTCGCTGGTGGCACCAGTGTCCAATTGATCCTTCAAGGCGCTCCCGATAACGGCTCTGGAGGTGAGGGAACCTTTGTAAACTGGTGGACTTCCCCAGTCTACACCACCGCTCAGCTCCTACTTGGAGTCCGACTCTTCGACATGGACTTCCCTCGACCTCCGGCTGGCGTAGTCTTGCCAAGGTTTAGCCGATTGCTCTATACCTCGGTTGGGACCTTCACCGCTGGAGCAATCAAGGCCTTCATTGTGCTGGATCGGTTCGATCAGATCTACAACGCCTTGAACAACTCGATCCTTGGCGGCTACCCCGCTGGGGTTACGATCCCGAACTGAGGAGGGAAGCAATGAAGATCAATCGTTGGATTGTTGGCGGCCTATTCTTTGGCCTTCTCTCTGGGCTTGCTCTGGCCCAGGTTAATCGCTCGGTCCAGCTCTCTCAGGATGGTACCGGTCCTCTTGGGTACGACTTCACCGGTAAGCACCTCCACTCCTCGGTTGGTAATGGTGGTGCTTCTCCAGTCCTAACCGCCTGTGGAACCACCCCATCGATTGTGGGAACGGACTTTGCTGGTACTGTTACGATGGGCACCACCTCAACTGGTTGCGTGATCACCTTCGCAACTGCCTATTCGGGTGTGCCCAACTGCGTGTTGAACTGGCAAGGCACTCCGCTTGCAGCGCAGAACTGGACTGTTACGGCTACGGCAATCACAACGGTTCAGACCTCGGCTTCCAATAACCTCTTGAACTACATCTGTGTTGGGAGATAGGGCTATGAAAAGGTATCTGTTGGGGGGAGCTGCGGCTCTCCTCTTTGGGGTGGTTGCTGGCTTGGCTCAGCAACTAACTTCCCGAACCCTATCCGGCTCCGAGGTCATCCTTGCCCAGGTTGGAATTGGTGGAACTGGCCTTTACATTCCGACCGGCCAGATGCGGAATGCTCAAGGGGTAGTTACCACCGCTCTGACCACTGGAACGTTATCGACCTTGACCAACTTGAATGCCGCAACGTTGATCTCGACCGCTGCGGCAGGCGCTGCTATGGTGGTGAATCTCCCGGCCACACCGTGGGATGGGGAGATCTTTGAATGGGTTAATGGCTCTGGTGGTGCGTTCAATACTGCGGCATCTGTGGCTGTGACTGATGGCTCTACCATTGTAAATGGAGCGACAATTGGTAGTGCTCTTGCTGCTGGGGGCAGTGTTGAGTGGCGCTATGTACAAGCGACTAACTCTTGGTACAGAATGCGATGATGAAACTCAAGAACGCTCTCCTAGTTGGGATTGGCCTTGCCCTTTGCTCGGGGGCCCTGGCCCAGCAATACGACCAGCCCAATCCAACCTCTACCTTCAATATGGGAGGGGTGTTCAACACCACTCTTCCAACTATTACCAACGGGAAGACTGGCTACGTCCAGATCGATTCCGTTGGACGAATCATTACCACACCTGGTTCTGGTACATTTGCTGCCCAGACCTCGATCACCGCCACCTTCTCAGGCGCAGATACCACCACAGCCACTGCTACCCTTCCGGCGGCAGCAGGCAAGCTGACCTATATTTGTGGCTTTAATATATCTGGCCTCGGATCTACTACTGGAGCTGCTGTATCTCCAACGGTTGGTACTCTTGCTAATGGCAATACCTTTACCTTGAGTGGTGGTTATGTCTTTGCTACAGGTGTAACTAATCAGAACGCATTGGTTAGCTACACCTTTCCAGTGTGCGTGGCTGCAAATGCCGTGAACTCGACCATTGTGGTAACTGTTCCTGGTCTAGCAGGAAATACTTCGACTTTTATCAATGTATGGGGGTATCAGCAATGAAGTATCTTGCAATAGTCCTCACGCTTGCTATTGGCGGCTTTGCGGTGGCGCAAGATGTTCGCCAAACAATTCCAATACCACTCCCGATGACCATGGGCGGCAGCGGTGGGGTGACTGGAGCTGTGGCCTTATCAAGCACTGTGGGTGCCCTTCCTGCTTGCAATGCGGCCATTAAGGGCCAAATCTACTTCGTAACCGACGCACTCCTTCCAGCTCTTGGCGCCATCATCGCCGGTGGGGGAGCCGTGAATGCGTTGGTGTTCTGCAATGGTACTAACTGGATTGGAGGCTGACTATGGCAAGATGGCTCTTAACCGAACCTCACTACCTCAATGTACCCGGTACTCGCTGGGAATACAAAGAGACCGATCGAACTTCTGGGAAACAGAAATCCATGACCTTGCCAGTCCCAGCCTTCCTCGATCCACGGGACGAAGCGGATTGGAACTATTCCCAGAAGTCTGGTCCGTTCCAAGCCGAACAAGGCTTCACGGTCCTAGATTCGTTTGGGATTGTGGTTTGCTATGAGGGCAAGGGCCAAGGACGGGATATCATCTTCGTTGGCCCACCGACTCCTGGGATGCTTCCCTTAGACACCGAAGCAAAGGCCATCTCAGATAAAGAATCGCCCAAGTGGATCCATCCGATCGAGGGCCTTCCTGGAACCTTTTCGGACAATCTCCTTGAAAGCTTGCAGATGCAAGTTGCAGCAGTGGCATCTAAGGCTTCGGTGCCCAAGGATGACGGAAAGCTCGATAAGCTGATGGAAGCGATGACCATGATGGCGCAAGAGAATGCGAAGCTGATTGCTGCGCTATCCTCTAGGAGAGCGTGATGGCCAAGAAACCCAAACCTAAACCCAAACCTCCCAAACCTCCAAGGCCTTACTGATGCCATTAACCACAACGCTTGTTGGCGCCGCTTCCACTCAGGTAATTGGCGCAACAGCTCAATCGTCCCAGAGGCGTAAGCTGACCTTCCACAATCCGAACATTGTTGGCCAACAGAGCATCTATCTGACCCAAGCTCCGGCTGCCGCAGTCGTGGGGTCTGGCCTGGCGCTCCTTCCAGGGGAAAAGTACGATGTCTTTGGCGACCAATGTCTCACGGCCTGGAATGGGATTGGCTCCGCTGCGGGGGCCAATGTAACCGTGATTGAGTATCTCTATGCGGCGGGGAATCTTCCCCAAGGTTATCTCTTCAGCCTTCCGGTGGGATGATGAAAAAGCTTCTTCTTGCACTTCTACTTTCATCGAGTGTGGCGCAAGCCCAGTTTGCCACTACCACCACGACTGCACCGATTGGAGACAACACTAATCGGATTGCTAGCACTGGATTTGTTAATGGTGGAGGTCTTGGGTTTGGAGTGGTTGGCAATTCCAATCTTGCCCAAATGCCAGCCTTTACCTTCAAGGGCAACAACACCGCTGTAGGTGCGCCGCCGATTGATCTGACCGTGGCGCAGACCAAGTCGCTGCTTACCGTTTCGGTCTCCGTCACCGACCCGGCCTTTGGCGCCAAGTGCGATGGAACGACCGACGACACGACGGCAATTCAAGCCACCATCAATTCGCTGCCGGCCAACGGGGGTATCGTGCTTTTCCCCGTCGCGAACTGCAAGATTTCGTCAACTCTGACGATCGGAAACGGCACGACTTCGGCAGTTTCTACTCGATCAGGGGTCATCCTCCAGGGTATTGCCAACCCCGGAACCGGCTCGGCTGTGTTTCCGTTTACCACGGTCACTGGTCCGAAACTGACATGGGCCGGTGGTGCCTCTCCCATGATCTCCATCAAGGGGCCACTGTCCGGATGGGGCATCCAAAACTTGTACCTCGATGGCGCCAGCACGGCGACGCAGTGTATAGCTCCCACTTCCGCACAGAATGGCGATAGTCGAAACCTTGTCATTGTCAATTGCCTGCAAGGCATCGGATCAACTTCAAATCCCATTGGGGGCTATACAGGCGTCAATAATGTCGACAGCTGGCAGAATATTTGGACCAACACGACCGTCGTTGTTCCTGGAGCATCGGGAAACTTTGGCATCGTCCTTACGGGAGCCTCGGACGGCACCAGCGACACCGATTACAATGTGTTCGTCGGAACGACCATCCTCGTTGGCGGAACAAATATGGCGGTTAGCTTTCAGGTCAGCGATGGTAACATATTCAATAATTTGAGGGTAATTAAAAGCGGTGGAACACCAGGTGCAATTCTCTATGACTATACTGTTAATTCAGGATTTCCCTCCGGAAATATTATTAACTCAGTAGATACCGGCGCACCTACTCTAACTTTTGTTAATAATGGAACGCCAGGGGCGGGTGCCAAGGCAAATATCGTCAATGGACTCCAAGAGCAGAATGGCTCGACTGCTCCGAGCGTAGTCAATTTGGCGGTTTATGGAGCGCATAATATCAATCTTTCACAGGGTGGTAATAATCCAAGCACACAGATATCAACCACTAATGGGCATCTTGGCTATTCTGGCACGGCGCCAACGCTCACGGCAGGGTGCAATGGTGCCGGCTCGGCTGGCGTGACTGGGACGGACAATGCTGGCCTGATAAATGGACAGACGGCAGCGGCCACGACCTGCACGGTGACTTTCGCAAAGACCTACACAACCGCGCCGTTTTGCACTGCAAATGGTGTCAATGGTGCAGTGACTTTGTTGAGCACGACAACGACTGCTTTAGTTATTGTCTTTCCTAGTACAGCGGGATGGTTTGGTAGTTTTATCTGTGTGGGTATATAAAATTTATGACCGTCTCCACTTCTCTCAATAAAATCATCTATCAGGGGAATGGCGCCACAACCGTATTCCCGTTCACCTTTCCGGGCGTAGCCGCGGCTGATATCCAGGTATTCTTCACCGATGTCCTGGGCAACGTCACCCTTCTAGCTGCTAGCTCCTATACCCTTTCGTTGAATGCTCCAACAGGCACCAACCCCACAGGTGCCGGGGGATCGGTCACCTACAACCCGCTAGGCGTACCGATCCCTATCAATACTAGCCTGACCATTCTTCGAACTCTTCCACTGGTTCAATCCACTTCCCTAGCAAACCAGGGAACGCTTTACCAACCAGTGGAAGAGGCTGCGCTCGACTACCTAATGATGACCGTTCAGCAAACCGCGGAGATTGGGAATCGAGAGCTAACTGTTGCGGTGTCCGACCCACCCCCGAATCCGCTCCCTGCGGTAGCTGCTAGGGCTAACCAGGTCCTTGGCTTCGATGCCTCTGGTAACCCAATTGCGGTCTCATCCCTTCCAGCTGGAACCGTGTCCTCTGCGATGCAACCGGTGGTCAATGCCGCAACCCTTGCTGCTGGTCGAAGCGCCTTTGGCCTTGGTTCGATCGCAACGGAGACCATTGGCCTTGGGCTTCAAGATAATGGCGCAAATGCGATTCAGACATTCTTCAATACGGTTGCGGATTCAACCAACCAAACCGTAACTTCATCGTTTCACCAAAACATCCGAGCAGCCACAGGAGCCCTCAACTATACCCTTCCCAAAGCCTCAACTCTGTTCAACGGGTTTGGCTTTTGGGTATATGCCTTAACTGGCGCAATAACCTTTATCATTAACGCTGCCGACGCTTTCTCTGGCGCAGGCACTGGCGCTTCTCTAGTTATTCCGCCTGGATCAAGAGTCTTCGTCTCCACCGATGCCGCTGGATCGGGTACTTGGTACATCCGGCCAAGTGTTCTTCAAGGGTTTAATGCCCCACTTAATCTCCAGCTGAATGCTTCTGCCGGTAGCGGCAGTGCTTTGATTAATATTAAGGACGCGAATGGCAATGATCCTTCTCCTGCTTCTCCTATAACTGTTGTCCATTCCTTCAATGGTAATGCGACTCCTCGTGCTATAACAGTTCCGTTATCATTGACCATACCTAGTGGAGCTAGCCTTGGCACTGTTAGTGGTCAGGCTTTCAGAATTTGGGTTGGGCTTTTCGACAATGCTGGAACGCCTGTTCTTGGTGTTTATAACTCTCTTTCAGGAACCAATGTTCAGTCTTGGAATGAGGCCGCCCAGTCGCCTGGAGTAGCTATCTCAGCTGGGGCAACCCAAGCCCAGACTTGGTACACTAATGGTTCGATTGCACCACCTAAGAGCTTTAGGATCCTTGGTTATTTTGAAGGTGTTCAGGGTGGTGGGGCTTGGACTACAGGTTTATCACTAGTGCAGCTCTTTGGGCCTGGGATTAAGCGGCCGGGGGATACGGTTCAGGAAGCTCCTACTAAGATCTCTGCTTCTGGTTCGACAACCAGCTCGACGTTTGTGGCTTTGCCTAACCAAACTGCGATTATTGGTATCCAATCGGCAGCTAATCTAATTCGGGTCGAGGCTTGTGGCCAAGTGTCCTCTGGTGGTAGCATTCCATCAAACCAAACTGGGCAGCTGTCTCTATCTCGTGGAACGGTTGCCAACGCAAACCTATTTGGGGATGTCGGTGGTCTATTTGGCGGAATCACTGGCGTTGCATCTGGGGCCTATACCTTCGGTTGCACTGGAGCACTGTTCGGTTATGATCTTCCTAATCAAGTCGGGAACGTGACCTATGCGGTGCAAGGGAATATCACTGGGGGCAACACTCTTACCTTTGGTCCTAATGCTCAAATGCTTGCAAGAGAGATTATGGTTTAATGACCGAAGAATTCGAAAAGCCTCTACATCCCGACTCCGTCTACATCCGCCGGTGTTCGGAGGAGCTAACCTCGATTCGGAAAATGCTGACAGAGGTTATCTCCTACATGCGAGATGCCGAGTCCGAGGTCTCGGAGAAGATGCGGAGGTTCATTATGTACGCCCACGACGTACATGATATGAACAATATGTATGTCGAACTTGGTCATGAACCCCCACCGCACATTAAGAGGGAAATGGAACGCTGTGACGACCGATTTCGTCAGCTTTTGACCGAAGCTCATACTGATGGTGGAACCTTCGAAAAGGTTCGTCGGGAAATGGCTAAAGATCCTTTAAATCGGTGGGACCACACGAGACAACTGGATAAGCCAAAATCCAATGAATAATCCACTCTCAGATTTTGAACTCGGTTGGCTGGTCGGACTACTTGAAGGTGAGGGACATTTTGCCCTTTACACAAGCCACGTAGTAGAAGTTAATATGACTGATGAGGATACAATTTATAAGATAGCTTCCATTTACGAGAGGGTTCTAGGTATTTCTATTAATGTCTTATCAATACCCAGAAAGAGCGGTCAAGAGGTTTTCTCCGTAAGAGTTTATGGAGAACGTGCGAGAACTATCATGCGTTTAGTTGTAACTCATATGAGTTATAGAAGGCGCCAAAAGATTTGGCAATGTCTTAATGGCTTTAGGCCAGAAAAGGTTAACGTAGTTGATCTTATGAAGATGCTACAGAAAGGAGAATCCCCATGACTAAAATCATGATGAAGCAAGGGCGCCCTGATCGAAACATCCAAGAAGGCTTCCACCGAGAGCCCCGCCCTTATGCAGTGAATCAGCACTTCCCAAACCAACTCGGTAGCGCAATCGATCCCAAAGCCGCTGAGCGGTTCCGAGATGGGGAAGGCTTTCGAGCTCCAATCGGCCCAACCGACGGCCTTGACCAAGGCCCTGGGGCCAATCGTGATGGGGGACAGCCGGGTTCCCCGATTAAGAAAGCTGGGTCACAAGGCAGCTATTGATGGCTACTCCTGGAGCTGTGCCAAAGAATACTCCACTGGGTCTCATCCAGTCTGGTGGTAACCCCGGGTTTGGGGGTGGATCTTTAGCTATAATGCAAGAGCTGTCTGGATTTGTTCCTGGGGGAGAGAAGGGGTTTGAGCAAGGCTGGGCTAACGTTCCTCAATCAACACGATCAGCATTTATGGGAGGTCAAGACACGATTCTTGGCAGAAGACCGAATCGTCCACAAGTGAAGACCCTCTTGGGTCAATAGAAGGAGAGCAAAATGGACTGGAATCATGCACTAACACTTTTGATGGTTATCGAAAAGGCCATTGGTCATCCCAAGCTTAAGCCATTGGTCGACGCAGCTGCAGCTGAGCTAGAGGCGATGGATCCAACGGCGAAGCACGAGGAGGAAGAGTGAAATGGCAAAAGATATTCTCTCTGGCTATGGCCCTGAGCGAAGCTCTGGTGGTGGCGATGCTGATGGTGGGATTGACATGGACGATAAGGTCGATGTGAATAACTATCGCTCGCCTTGTGGGCCAAGGAATATTGGCGATCCAAAATCTCCCAGCATCCATGGGAAGAACTTTGACTATTGTGGTAGCCAAGGGCAAGCTTCGCTCAAGAGCCAAAGCTCCGGCTCACCTGGGCTTGGAGGGATAATCAAGTCTGTGCAAGGGAGGCACTGATGGGAAGGGATTTTCTTCGCGAGTTTGGCCCTGAGCGTCGAATAGACCAAGGCCCTTCTGGGGGCGGAGACCTGGGGCGACGGGATGTGATGGGATACGCTCCGCCGGTGGGGCCGATCGGGGTTATGGACACTTCGCCAGTTGGCCTGGGAGGAACGAACCTCGGCAATCGTGGCTCTCAGGAATCTCGGAACGTCTTTGGTGATGGTGGTGGGACCTATACCACCATTGGCCATCGCTGCGTGGTTCAAGGTCGGTACTAATGACCTCCCAGACCGATATCGCCAACCGAGCGCTGGCTCTTATTGGTACGCGCTCTCAGATAGCCTCACTTACCGAGCAGAGTAATGAGGCTATTCAAACCAACATTTGGATCGACACCTGCCGGCGGGAGCTCTTGCGGCTTGCGCCTTGGAACTCTGCAAGGAACTACAACTCCTTGACCCTGATTTGTGCCGCTCCAGGTACGCCGGAGAATCCAACCACAGGAGCCCCGCAATGGGCCAAGGGCCAACCCCCACCGCCATGGATTTACGAGTATGCATACCCATCGGATTGTATTCGGCCCCTTTTCGTGGTACCGCAATTCACTACGGGCTTCTCTGGAGGAGTTCCCATCACAACCGCAGTTACTGGAGGTGCTCCACAGTTCTGGAATGGGCCTCCAGTACGGTTCCAAGTTGGGCTTGATCAAGTCCTCAACGGTGTCCCTGCGGTTGGGGGTCCAGACGTAAAGGTGATTTGGACCAACCAGGAGTTCGCGATCCTGTCTTATCTAAAGGATATCTCCAACATTGACGTAATGGATGATCAACTCCAAGGGGCTTGGGCGAGTTACCTCGCCTCCAAGCTCGCTATTGCCTTAACCGGCGATAAGGGCTTGGCCAATCTCAGGATCAAGGACGCGAATGATATGATCCAAGTGGCTAGGGTTGGGGACGGGAATGAAGGTTTGACCATCAACGATGTGACGCCGGATTTCATCCGAACTCGGGGAGTGGATTTTGCAGAGGACTTCTCTTGGAGCCCGAATATGGGGATCTTCGATTGGGGCGGCTTATTGGCCACGTACTAGAGTTCAGGAGAACTTAGGGATGCTTACACAGGAAGGTTTGAAGCAAATTCTTGAATATGATCCAGAGACCGGTTGGTTTCATTGGATCTTGGGGAATGGAAGAAACGTTCAAGCTGGGGATGCTGCTGGAACGGTTGATGATAAAGGTATCAAGATCAATATTGGTGGCACAAAATATGCTGCGCATCGGCTTATCTGGTTATATATCTATGGGCATTTTCCAGATGGGATGATGGATCATAAGAACGGTGATCCTTACGACAATCGATTGTGCAACCTGCGCGAAGCGAATGATTCGCAGAACGGAGCAAATAACAATCGCGAGCCGAGAGGGGCTTACCAGAACAACGAGGGTAAGTGGATAGCACAGGTTCGTGTTGATGGATATTGTCACTATCTTGGGATTTTTGACACGTATGAGGAGGCTCATAGAGAGTTTGTAAAGGCTCATAGAGAGCATTTTGGGGCCTTCTCTTGCTTTAATCGATTTGTTCGAAGAGGATAGGAGGGAGCTATCTCAGAGAACATTATACAAGCAAGCTTTAGCTCGGGCGAACTCGCACCTTCAATATTTGCGAGAACCGATCTCGCTGCCTACCATTCTGGCCTTGCGGTTTGCAGAAACTTCTTCGTTGATTACCGATCAGGGATCTCCACCCGATCCGGAACCAAGTTCGTAATCCAATGCCTTAAGTCCTCTACCGCTGTTCGTCTGATCGGCTTCTCTCAATCCGTTACCACGACCTACGTGATCGAATTCGGTGATCGTTATTGCCGGTTCATCTCTAATGGTGCGCCGGTGCTCGAAGCACCCTTTGGAATCACTTCGATTACCAATGGAGCCCCCGCCACCGCCAACATTCCAGGGAATAACTTCGTCCCTGGGGATTGGATCTTTATCACTGGCGTAGCCGGGATGCTTGCTATCAATGGCCGATTCGCCCAGGTTGGCTCTGCCATTGGCGCGGTGGTGACCCTTCTCGATGTCAACGGAAACCCGATCAACTCGACCAACTTCTCGGCCTATTCCGGAGGAGGGACTGCTTCTAGGGTTTATACAATCGGCTCTCCTTATGCTGCGGCTGACCTCGCATTGATCAAGTTCGTTCAAAGCGTTAGCGTTCTATTCATAACCCACCCGCTCTACCCGCCAAAAACCTTGTCCTTTCTCGCTCCAACCAATTGGGCCTTTGCTTCTATTGTTTTTGGCACCACCATCGATGCCCCAACCGGTCTCGTTGGCGTTGCCTCATCCGCTGGAACGGCCAACTATTCGTACGAAGTCACCGCCGTTGATGCGTCTGGGCAGGAGAGCCTTCCATCGGCTGCTGCCGCGGTGAATGGGGCTGTGAATATTGGCACTACAGCCGGGACTATCTCGCTGACTTGGAACTCTGTAGCATCAGCGGTGACCTATAACCTGTACAAGGCCGAGCTCTCGGTTGCAGGGGCTGTTCCGTCTGGTGTTAGCTATGGCTTCATCGGCTTCTCCTCTGGAACCAGCTTCGTCGACTCCAACATAGTTCCAGACTTTACCACCACCCCAGAGGTCGTCAACAATCTCCCATTCGCCAATGGCAACAACCCAGGCTCTGTTGTCTTCTTCCAACAACGCGCCTACTACGCCTCTTCAACCTCTCAGCCAGCCACCTTTTGGGGATCTCAGCCAGGGCAATTTAACAACTTCAACTTCTCAACCCCAATCCAAGCCTCTGATGAAATCACTGGAACCATTGTTTCGACTCAGCTAAACTCAATTCGTTACATGCTCCCGATGCCTGGAGGGTTAGTCTTCGGTACCGGTCGAGCGGCCTTTACCCTATCCGCAGGTTCTGGAACCAACGCCACTATCGGAGTCACCCCAGCTAACGCTACGATAACCCCTCAAGCCTATAATGGTTCTAGCGATGTCCCGCCGATTGTCGTTAACGAAGATATCCTATATGTCCAGGCAAAGGGCTCGATCGTACGGGACCTTTCCTACAACATCTACGTTGCAATCTACACTGGGACCGATATCTCAATCAAGTCCAATCACCTCTTCTTTGGACACGGAATTAGGGAGTGGACCTACGCCGAAGAGCCATTCAAGGTTGTCTGGTCCGTTAGAGATGATGGTATTCTCCTCTCGCTGACCTTTATGAAAGAGCAGCAGATGATTGGTTGGGCGAGGCATGACACCCTTGGCCTTTACCAATCTGTGACTAGCGTGCAGGAGGGGCAGGTTGATGCGGCTTACTTTGTGGTGACCAGATTCGTTGGGGGGAACACGGTTCAATGGATCGAGCGGCAGCAGCAAAGGCAGTTTGTTTATGGTGCAGAGGATGCTTGGAGTGTGGATTGTGGCACGCAATCGAGTCTCCCCACCCCAGCCGCCAACTTAGTGGTAAGCTCGTCTGTAGGGAATGCAACCTTTACTGCGTCAGTGGGAGTGTTCAGTTCTTCGAGTGTGGGACAAGTTCTTCGTGCTGGGGGAGGAATAGCAACAATAACAGGGTTTAGCTCTTCTACCCAGATTACGGGAACTATAACCCAGCCAATAACCCAGGTTATCCCAAACGATCCAAATCGCACTCCAGTTCCTTTTGCCTCTGGTTCTTGGTCCATTGCAACACCGGCAACGAAATTCTTTGGCTTTGACTATTTAATCGGCCAAAGAATCTCAATCCTTGCGGATGGTGGGGTTAGCCCTAGCCAAGTAGTAGCAGGCGATGGGTCAATTACCCTTCCCTCTCCCGCTACCAAGGTGGTCGGTGGCCTTGGCTATCAATGTCAAGCGCAAACCATGCCATTGGATGTTGGGGAGCCGACGGTTATAGGTAAAAGGAAGAAGATTGGAGCTGTGAATCTGATCTTGGCCAATACTCGCGGGCTTAAGGTTGGGCGGAACTTCAATTCAGTAATTGGGCTCAAGGACCAGAACATTGGGGTTCAACTCAACCAAGCAATTCCATTGCAGACGGCCAACGTCCACTTCGTGATCGACCCGCTTTGGGATGTACCGGGGCAGATTTGCTTTCAGATCGATGATCCCTTACCCGCGACGATTCTTGGAGTAGTGCCGGAGATTGTAATTGGTGACTCTGTTAAATAAACTCAAACGCTTTTGGCGAATGCGCCACGCTGGGTATAGAGCTTGGAGAAAGGCGATGGTTGAAAAACATAGTTCTCCGAGGGAGAATCGATGAAGGTCGAGGTAGTTCGAACATCCGATTTCGATATCGCCTCGATGGTAGCCCGAAGCTCTCATCCAGAAGGGGAAGAGGTTGTTCGGGATTTTGTTAAACGAAGTCTTGTGGTCTTTGTTGGAAAGGCTGATGGAGTTGAGGCTTGTGTGGTTGGGTTGATTCCAGAAACAATTCTCTCGGATAGGGCCTATCTATGGATGCTCCACACCGATATTTGTGAGGCCCATCCGTTGCGGTTTGTTCGTTGGTCTAGGCGGGTCATAGCTGAGCTTCCTTATCGAGAACTCCTTGGGCATTGTGTGAATGCTACCTCTAGGCAATGGCTAGAATGGTTGGGGGCGGAGTTTGTTAATGAGAACTCGTTTAGGATAGCTAGAGATGGCTGATCCTGCTAGCTTAGCAATGGCTTCTATTGGCTCCTCCGCCGCTGGTGGAATGACTGAGGCCATAGGAAGAATTTTTGGCGGTGAAGCCAAGTCTGAGATGTATACTTATCAGGCTGGCATCGCCGCGATGAATGCTAAGATTGCGAAGCAAAATGCGGATTATGAAACGTCTCTTGGAGAGGTTCAGGCCCAGCAATCGGGAATGAAAACTAGAGCTCAGATTGGGGAAACCCGAGCTATCCAAGGAGCATCGGGGCTCGACCTGAACTCTGGCTCTAGTCTTGAGGTTCGAGTCTCTGAGGCCGAGCTTGGGGTTCAAGACCAAGCTATGATCCGCTCTAACGCCGCTAGGCGGGCTTATGGGCAGGAGGTGATCGCAGCGCAGGAGACCGCTCAATCGAACCTTGATATGATGGCGGCGAGCAATGCTAAGACGGAAGGGTTCATTGGGGCTGCGAGTTCGATCTTGGGGGCTGGGGGGAGCGTTTCGAGCAAGTGGTTGCAGGCCGGGCAAATGGGGGTTCCAGGATTCTAGATGCCCAAAGTTCCGTACGCCCCTCTTCCTGATGTAGCCCCAGCCAATGCCCCAGCTCCACTCCTCAACATCCAAACCCCACCTGACGCCTTTGGAGTTGGGATCGCTAACGCAGTTAAAGGCCTTGGGTCCACGATGGACCAGGTTGGGGGAGAGCTATTCCAACGTGCCACTGCCTTCCAACAACTTCGAAACGAGACCGAATCAACAGAAGCGGTAACTCGGTATGAAAAGGAGGCTGGGCTCCTTCATGCTAATTTCTCATCCCTTCAAGGCAAGAACGCTCCCGCAGCGTTTGAACAATACCAATCCGACCTGGACGCTAAGCGTCAGTCCATTCGAGATGGGCTTTCTAATGATTTCGCCCGGCGAATGTACGATCGAAATGCGAATTCGATCATGGGACGATCTATCTTCAATGGTGCTGGCCATGCAGCGACCCAGAACAAGATCGCGGTGGATGGAGCGGCGAAGGCGAGGATAGAGGGGTTAAAGGACACGATTCAGCAGAACCCGAAGGACGATACGGTTTACAACGATTCCCTTGCCGAGGTTGATCGCAGAGTTGAGGAGCGTGGAGCAGTTCAAGGATGGAGTGATGATCAAATCGCTCAGCAGAAGGCGCTTGAGCGAAGCGGAGTAATGCGATCGAAGATTGAAGGCACCATACATACTGATCCGCTTAAAGCCCAAGCTATGTTTCAAGCCAGTCGTTATGCTATGCATTCGACCGATATTGAACACCTGGAGCAGAAGATTCAGAACGGAGTTCGTGGAGTTGTTCAACGGAACGTCTCCGATGCGGTGAACAAGGGTTGGGCTCCATATATGACCCCAAGAGCCATCTCCAGGGCCGAAGGAGTTCAAGAGCCCTTAACTCGAATAATCCAAGAGGCCCAGAGAGCGCATCCAGAACTTCAATTTACGATCGGGGGGAAGGGTGGAGTTCGAACCCCCAATGAGCAAGCAGCCTTGGTGGCGCAAGGGGTTTCCAAAACCCTGCAAAGTGATCACCTTTCTGCGAAGGCCATTGATATCGTTCCAGTGATTAACGGAAAGGAGGACTACAATGCGGACTATGCTCCATACATCCGAGCAGTTGAGGAAGCCTCCCAAAGGCTCGGAATTCCCCTCAAGCCAAAGTCCGAAGCCTTCAAGTCCTGGGATCCTGGGCACTTCGCTTTGCCATCAGACTATGACGTTGGCTCAGCACCTAAGCGTGTGGAGGAGCCAGAGCAATCAAGGATCGATCGAGGAACCAAATACGTAAGGGATCATCCTTTGTTCCAAGACGATCCTTACATCGAGGATCTTACCAAGAACCGGATTCAAACGGACTTCAATCGGGCTAGATCAGTTGCGAGGGAAACCAATCTTGATAACATGGAGCTAACCGCTCAAGGGATTATGGATCGGGGGGATGGAAAGCCTGCGGCAAACATAGACGAGTTTATGGCTAACGCGAAAAGCAAAGCTGCTTTTGACGCCCTTCGCCCAGATCAGCAAATAGCTGTAGCTAGGCGGATCAAAACCTATAATGACTCGCTCAAAGAGCAAACCGATCTTGCGACCAAGTTTCGCTTGCAAGGGATGGCAGATGATGATCCGAATAAATTCCTCCAGATCGATCCATTGGATGAGAAGCTTAAGCTCTCCGACTCAGATCGAAAAGCCATCTTCTCTCTTCAGCAGAAAATCCGTAAGAACCCAGAAAAGGATCCGCAAGTCAATCGAGCCTTAACCATCCTATCGCCAATGATCAACGATCCGGATCGAGGAATTGATAAAAAGAACAACCCGGATCAGTTCTGGTTGTTTAAGGGAGCTCTCCAAGACGCCCTCCAAACTGAGCAGCAAAGGAATGGAGGGAAGCCTGTTGGGTTTGATGAGATTCAGAAGATCGGGAAGCGATTGATGTATGGGATGGTTACTCAGGGCTGGTTTACCCAAGGACAAGAACCTTTGTTCAACATAGGAAAGAGCTTGCCTGGGGGAAGCTTGCAGCGAGATGTAATTCGATCAGAGTTGATGAAGAAGAGTCCCGGGTTTGTGGTCACAGACCAAGATATTGATCGCGAAGCGGCGAGGCAGGCTTATAACAAGCTCAGGGCCAAAGAGAAGCCATGACCAACGTCTACGACTTCGATCAAGCCCAAAGACTGTGGCAGAACTCTGCCTCTGCCCAGCTTGATGGATCGTTGGATAAGAATCCAGATGATGTTGCAAAGGCCTTTGACTACTCCAAGACTACTGGGGTTGATCCCTCAACTATCCACGAGAACCTAGACGAGTTTGAATCTGATTATAAGTCCGGTTTGGCCTCAAGGCTAATTCGTGATAACCCGACCATAGCTTCCTTCATCAATGCCCATCCCCTCCATGCGGGGTTGATCCACGACGACCTTGGGCGGTTAGATCAACTCACTGAGACCTTGGGGAAGATCCATCAATCTGGTGGGGATTCCCCGCTCAAGCAAGGGGTTAAGGGCTTTGCCGAGGGCTTTGGCGCTCAGGGCTTTGGCCATTGGCAAGAGACTCTATCGCCTGAGATGAAGGCCTTGAGCGAGAAGTACCCAATCTCCTCCCAGCTCTGGACCTTACTTGGAGTCCCGATTGAAGTTGGGATGCGAGGGTTTGCGGGCATCTTGCAAGGAGCTAAAGCTACTGTTAAGGGAGTTGCTAGACAAACTGGGGCTAGTGATCAATCAGCGGAAAGATTCGCCAACGAGATGGCTGGAATGCTTGAGTTCCATCTCATGGGTGGTGGGCCGAAGGTGCCAGAGGCTGGAGAGCTAAGGCCACCAGTTGAACGCATAGTTAGTTCTGCTGTAAAATCTAAAGATGGTATTTTTACTGGTATTAATCATGGTGAGGCTTATCAAAAGCTGAGGAATGCTGGTGTAGAAGCTGAGCCTTCTAATGAAGATATTGGGTTTCTAACATCTATTGGAAGATATGTTAATCGTGAAGAAGCGGCTAAAATTGCTGAAGACGTAGGGCAGGTTTCCAAAAAGGGCAGAGCCTCTTTAGTTGCGGAAGAGCTTGTAAAGGAAGCTTCATCAGAGGAACCTGAGACTGTTGATTTGAGCCGCCGCTCCTTTCTAAAGAGTGCCGCAGCGGCTGGGGCGGCGGCAGCATTGCCTAAAGGGGTTATCAAAGGACCGTTAGAAACCCTGACCCCTGAGCGTTTGATGGATCCAGAGACTCCCCAGCGCATTGCTCGACAGGCAATCTATTCAATGGGAGGTGATAAACAACAGGCGTTAGAATACCTGCTTGAAAGGGCTGCTAAGGGAAAGGGCTTTGCTGCTAAAGCTAGTGCTAATGCGGCGGAGATGATTCGCTCTGGATGGATTGATAAACTTCCAAGCATTTCTCAAACTATGATCGAGCAGACTCGATCTATTGATCAAGCCCTTGAGACTATTCGAAGAGAGGCTCAGACTCTTCGCCCTTATCTCGAAGCTGGAGAAGAACCGCCCGCTGGCATCAGTGATATCGTTGATAAGGCCAAGGAGGAACAAGCCAAGCTCGACCAGAAAGCCTTGGATGATGCGGTTTCGGATGCCGATTCTACCGCCTTGAAAGAGCGAAGTCCGGAGAAGTTCAGAGAGTTTCTTGAGCCATCTCCGGATGTATCGATTAGAATCTCTGTTGAGGCTATCCGAAAGCTCTATGGAGATAAGGTCCCAGAGGCTGGGGACAATCTCTTGGGCTGGATTCCAAACCTTGCGACCAAGCTTGCTAATGAAGAGGCCGTTGGAGGAGGTGTTGAGGTTTCGCATAAGGACTTTCTAGCTAATATTGATAAGGAGGTTTATAAGGCCTTAAAGGATGATATTTCGTTAAGGGATGGAGCGAGTGTTAATGAGTTGAAAGAGCTTGGGGAGTCCAAGGCTGGCATCGAGAAGCCAGATCCTAGTGATCCTGCCCTCAACTCCATTCGCAAAGGCGCTGGGTTGGAGCCACCAGAGAAGATAATGGCTGCGGCAAAGCTAGAGCCTCCAATTGAGCCGCCAAAGGTCCCACCTTCAACTGGTAGCGAGCCCCCTTCGGATAAGCCAAAAGATGATCGCATATTCACTTCGGCCAAGGCCTTTGGGCGAACCGAGAAAGAACTTCGCCGATACAACGAGTTAATCGCCAAGCGTGACGAAGAGGATGTAGCTTGGCGGCTAGCACGGGCGGAGAGGCAGGCGAAGCTAGAATCAAGCGAAGAATGGAAAGCGGAAGCAGAGAAGATTCGCCCAGAGGTCAGAGAAGAGATTGTTTCTCGATCCGATGTCGCAGCGCATCAATTCTTCTCTGAGGGAAAGTACATTGGTCAAAAGCTTGAGCGCAAGCCGAAGTTGGCTAAGAAAGACCTAACAGAGGAACAGATCAATACTCTCCCACCAGATATGATCTCAAGTCGAGGCCTTCACCCTGACGACGTGGCCAATATGTTTGGGTTTAGTTCTGGAAATGATCTTGTTAACTCTATTGCCGCGCTAGAACGCGAAGCGGAAGGCCAAAGAGGAGACATTGTTAGACGATTAGTCAATGCGGAGGTTGAGCATAGAGTCCAGGCCAAGCTTGGTTCATCTGCCGCCGATCTCTTGGATGAAGCCAAGGACCATGCTCTATCCTTGACCCAGATGGAGATGCTACACGAACAGACCCTAGCCCTTGGGACTCAGCTTGGCGTAGAGCTCCCGCTTTCCAAATCTCGAATGGATTGGGGAGCCCATAACCTCCTAAACGAGAAGCGCTTTGGTGGGCTAAAGTCTGATCGCTTGTTGGCCGAAGCCGGCAAGGCCGGAAGGAGAGTTGAGAAAGCCCTTCTTGGTGATGATACCCTTGAAGCCTTCAAAGCCGCGCAGCAACAGTACACCCTCGCCCAGATGGCGAGCGAAGCCCGAGCCATCGAGAAGGAGAAGAAAGCCTTTGAGAAGCAAGCAAAGACGTTTTCCAAGCGCGAGGTGGATGGAATCGATCCAGAGTACACCAACTGGGTCCACGATATCCTCATTCGGGTTGGCCGAGATGTTTCCCGCTACCAAGAAGATCTTCGTACCGAGATCGCAGCGCAAGAGTCCAAGACACTATACGACTTCCTGGACAAGAAGGAAGGTATGGGGTACGAGATCTCGATCCCGGAGTTCTTGGTCGATTCGTCCTTCAAGAAACCACTCGAAGATATGTCTGTTCGTGATGCACGTCAGGTTATGAATGCGGTTAAGAGTTTGATCAAGGCCGGAAGAGATGAGAAGAAGATTGGAGTCACTGGCGAGCGGATGGATAAGAAAGAGTTTATCGCTAAGGCAGTGCAGCAACTCTCTGAGCTTGGGGAAAAAGCTACCCCAGAAGAGAGGGCAAAGCAATTTGGAGCACCGGTTATAAAGCTTGGCCGAACCTTCCTCGCTGGGACCTTGCAGGTTGAGAGTCTCCTCAACCGGTGGGATAAAGGGGCTGCTTTTGGGTTATTTAACAACATTATTGGGCGCCCAATGTTTGAAGCAGCAAATTACCGAGATAAGCTCGCCAAGAGCGTGGCGAAGGAGATGGTGGATAAACTCCATGACAAGGTCAACCTCAAAGAGGTAATCCCGAATACAATCTTTCGCGATCCTATATCTGCCTATAAGCCCACCCCAGAAGATGCTGGAGCAATGGATTGGGACAACGCTACTCCAAAGGCTATGACTAGGCAGAGCCTTCGAGTGGTTTTACTTAACGCGGGGAATGAGGGTAACCTCAAGCGATTAGCGGATGGATATGGGATTAAGCCAGAGCAGGTAATGGATTGGCTTGATCGCTATGCGACTAAAAAGGACTGGAATTGGGCACAGGCTTATGGAGACATCTTTAAGAATCTCAAAGTGCTATCTGATACGGCTGCAAGGCAAAGGTCTGGGGTAGCCCCTGAGAGCATTCCAATACTTCCAATTGATTCGCCTCATGGCCAGTATCCAGGATGGTATTGGCCCATTATCAAAGACCCAACCTTCTCCTCTGGCCTTGAGAAGAAGAGTATGGGTGAGCCCTTATTTCACGATGTCTATGTCCGAGCTGGCACGGCTAAGGGCTACACTAAGGACCGAACCGATCATACCGCGCCGATTAGCCTTGATCTCGATGCGATCCCTGGAAGGTTAATGCAGGAGATTCACGACATAGCGTTTAGGGATGCGGTGATGAACGCAAGTAAGGTGTTCTACGATCGTGACTTCATCAACGCTGTGACCAAGTTCCAGGGGAAGGAATATGGCGATACTCTAATCCCTTGGCTCAAGGACGTGGCAAACTCCTCTAACGGGAAGTCCACTGCGGATGCTACTTGGTCTAAGTGGTCGGAGTTCTTTAGACAGAATGTGGTTGGGACTCTGGTTGGATTCAATCCTAGAACCATTGAAAAGCACACTCTTTCAGCAGCGATGAACTCCTTTACAGAGGTTGGGCCAAGGGAGTTTAGTGAAGCGGTTCAAAGCCTGTTCCGACGGGACTTCTCTGATACCCAAACCAATTGGGAGTTTGCTTATGATAAGAGCGAGGAGATTCAGCGAAGGTCCCAGAACTTTGTTGAGCAGGTCTCTGGAGCTCAAGAGAAAGTCTTAGATGCTCGATCATGGAGAGATACCATTCTCCACGCTGGAACGGCTCCGGTGGCATTTGGTGACATGCTTTCCACGCGACCAACTTGGCTCGCTGAGTTTAAGAAGCAAATCGAGGCCGGAAGGAGCGAAGGTGATTCCATCTACGCGGCAGACCGAGCAGTTCGCCGAGCCCATGGAAGTTCTGCGATAACTAACCGTCCGGAGCTTATGCGAAGATATCCGTGGGCCGCGAGCCTTTATGGATTTTTTAACCACATCGCTAACCGCCAGTACGAGCTGGCGTGGAAGGCCAAAGAGGCTGCTGGGCTTGCGACCAAGGGGGAGGTTGAGGAAGCAATGAGCAAAGTCCCATCCCTTGCCGCTGGCTTGTTCTCTTATGTAATCTTTCCTGCGATTGTGGAAGAACTTGTTACTCCTCTAACCAACGACGAGAGAGAGTCATGGGCCAAGAAAGCTGCTAAGGGATTGATTCGTGGAGCTTCTAGCTCTTGGATTGGGGTAAGAGACTTCGTCAACGCGGCCTTAGAGGCAAAGGATGGGACCTTTGGGCTTGCAAGCACCTTGCCGAAGGAATTCACCGACTTGGCTCGGGATCTATACAAGAAAGACCTTGGCTTTGACAAGGCCCATGCAGGGAAGACCATTAAGCATGCGATGGTAGCTATTGGGGCTGTTTTTGGCCTTGCTAATGCTCAAATAGGAAACCTTGCAGAGTTCCTCTATGACCTCAAAACAGGGAAGCAGCGACCGCCCAAAGATCTAAAGTCCCTATGGCGAGGGCTGAGCAAGGGAGATGAGCAGGCTAAATCTGGTCCGGATTTGATTGAGCGGGCTCTACCAGGAAAGCGAAGGAGGCAATGAGTGATCACCGAGAATACAATAATCGTTGGCATCTTGATAAGAGGGTTCCTATAGCTCTGATTACAGCCATGACGATTCAGATTGTAATCTTTGCCTATTGGGTTGGAGGGTTTAATAATCGTGTTGAGCAGCTAGAAAAGCAAATGATATTGATGGTTCCACAAGGCGAGAAGATTATTCGACTCGAAACTAAGGTGGACGAAATTCATAACTCCGTGAACGAAATCAAATCTTGGGTTAGGCCAAAAGGGCCTTAAAGTATCGCAGCCCTTGCCTATCAACCTTACTCACCTTAATCATTCCCGAACTCATCATCAAATCCAACGTTTTGCTAACCGCATGAACAGGGAGTCGTTCGCAGGCGAACCGAACAACTTTGGTTTCATTTGGTTCATCCTTTTCCCTAATGAAGTGGGCAATTTCGTCCATTGCTCTTGAATCGAGGTTAACCCTCGCGGCAAAGATGTAAGGCATTTGGCTCTCGGCTTGGGTCAGCCAAGCGAAAGCCCGGTTGAAATCCTGAATAGTGATCCTTAAAGTGTCTCCCCGATCAGCCGAAGAGACCATAGATAGCTTCAACACGTGAGCCAAGCGCCTAGAGTTGTAGTGTTGGAGCTTGGGATGGTTTGGGACTGGGCGAAGCCCCCCAGATCTCCAAGCATTGATCTGATTTCGATACTCTTCATCGATCTCGAACTGGCCCTTGAGGGCGTAGATGGCAGTGAGGTCGTGCATTAGATCGTTGCTTGAGTCCTTCACTGGGATATTGAACAGGTCCTCCTGGAATGGTCGATCGTCAGCAAAGATCATGATTGTTCTGGACATAAAGCCTTGATCCCAAGCTCCACTAGGGAGTAGATCATGGAGATGGGAGGTAGTGTCTCCAGCCAAGATGGAAAGCTGAGGATTAGGAATAGAGATATTAATTCCCGCTCCTCTTCTAGTTTGGCTGTAAGGAACTGTAACGTCGTAGAAAGTAGTAAGATTTGCAACAAGTGCATTGTCATAGTCATTGAGTAAGGCTCCTAGTTCATCCGGGAGAAGAAGCATTGAGTTGTACTCAATCGGCGGCTCGGGATGGAGGATTATTCTCTTGTTCGCGGCAGCGAGGGCATCTACGAGCGATGCGCCAGTTGTACTCGTTGGGGCAATCTTGAACTCTGGTAGCTTCCGCAAGAAACGTCCAGCAGCCTTTATGGTGTTTGACTTTCCAATCCCAGGTGGTCCCACAAGAAAGACATAGAGATTGGGAAACAACGGTGAACTTGTCACCATAAAGCAGCGCTGCTCTAGCACACTCGCTATTGTCACTATCCCTGCCCATGTGCGATAGATCTCCGATGTCTCGATGTTGTCTGTCCACTCAACGAAGGACTCGATCCAAGAGCGGCACTTCCTCTGGGCGCTTCCGTTTGTCTTGTTCAGAATAGGATTTGAGCCCTGAGGGATTCGTGTCACTTGCTTCTCCAAAGTTCCATCCAGTTTTGCATCCGTAGGGAATGATAAGCTCGCGATTCCCAATCTGAACGGGATAATTCAATTGCTTAATGATCTTTGATACAATCTCGTCCTCCCTTTCCTCCGGGTACTGGACAACTATTGCGTCGTGGATTTGCATCAAGAGCTGGCAATCTCTTTCCTTCCAAACCTGGAGCATTCCTTGGTTAACAATATCAGCAAGGGAGCCTTGGGGGTCAAAGGCAATTGCCTCTCTTACGGTCTCTGGATCGTTTCGCCTACCCCAGAATTGGCGCTTTCGCCCAGTTAGATTAATAAGAAATCCATCTTTAAGGAGCTTACTCTCTACCCATGCATGCCACCTTAAGTGGGAGGGAAAGGCTTTGAAGTAGATTGGTTGGAACTCTTCAATCAACTCCACGTCTACTTTAGCTTGACTAGCAAGGGTTCTGGGCTTGCCGGCATAGTTGGTTCCATGACCAATCTTCTTACACATGAACCGTCGTGAATAATGGCGGTAATATGGTTGTTCGGCCAGAGCCTTATCAAGTCTAGGATCTCCTGTCCAAAGGAGTTTGGGCCATACGAGCTTCGCCACTGTTGTATGGAGATCTCCTGACTCGCAGGCATCGAGATAACGGCTGTCATGAAACAGTACATATTCTATTCCTCCAACTACTCTGCTCTCGCCTTGCTCTGCATCGAAATACCCCATCTTCATCCCTGGGTCAGCGATTAGGACTGAGCGGAGGGCATCTTCGATATTTTGCAAATTTCCCCCAGTCCCGAACTCGCTAAGAGAGGAAGAAAGTCTTCCAGTATTTGTTCCTCCAATATTGTACGAGGTTCTAATACGACCGTCAGGGTCAATGTCGGTTTTGAGAACGCTAATCTTTTTAGCAATATCACGCATTGTTTTAATATGATTAATAATGGGACGTGCAACAAGGTATTGTTCCATTTTCTCAAGAGCGTTGCGGTCGACGGTTGGATTGTTTGCGCCTCGCTTGCGGATAGTTGGAATTCCAAGACGATCATAGAATAGCTCCCTTAGATGGTTATTGCTTCGCCAATTGAATCCGAACTGCCCAACCCCTTCGTGAACGATTCGAACTAGGTTTCCTTCGAGTCGGTCGAGGAGATCATAGTATTGTTCCACCACTTCCGACTTACGTTGTCGGTCCACCAATACTCCTCGTAGCCGCATTTCGAGCACTGGACCTTGTAGTGCCTTAGAGAAGGCGTATGTTTTAGCAGTGTAGCTGTCCAGTTGTGGCGACAAGATGTCGAGGAGCTCGGCGGTGATGGTGCAATCGAGGCCATTGTATACTTGCTCTCTTTCCCAGGGTTTCAGCCTATCAGGGCTTACCTTATTTGTTTGTATGATTTTCATTATCAACCCATGCCTGATCTAGGCCCATCTCCTTCTCAGCCCGCTCCTGCAAGGCCTCATGCCAGGACTTTAGGTTAATGAATTGCATCATGAATCGCGCTTCTAAGATCTGATCATGAAGTGCTTCAATTAGTTCGTGTTGGTTCATCTCGGTTATAAACCGGCCTTTATAGGTAGCTTCTGGTGTGAATCCCATATTAATCGTCTCGCTTTATCGTTTTCTTACCTCTAGCCCGCATCTCTTTCCATGAGCCTTCCTCGGTGTATACACTCCCCAAAAATCCCAATCCCTTGAGGCTCTCTGGTTGAAGGGAGTAATGCAAAAGCATGGTATCCTCCCTCGCATTCGCTACTCTGATTCCGTATCCGCGGTAGAGGAAGGTGATGTCGTAGAGTCCATTTTGGAATAACTTTGGCAATTGCGGATTACTGCAAGTGTTTGCAATATAGTTCCACACACTTCTTTCAAGCTCATGAGTTGGCCAATAATTTTTTCCAAGCTTTTTGGGGTCAAAGAATGGGATAACAATTGCACGTCTTGGGCTAGGAGCAAATCCAATGCACGTAATTCCTCGTCCTGCCGTTTCAATATCAACGCTAAGGATTCGACAGCCCTCGATGTATCGCTTGTGGAACTCATAAATATCCTCCAAAGTTGGCTCGATCCAGACCTCACGGAACGGGCGGCGGATTTCGGGGAAAGCGGATTCGCGCTTGGCCTTTACAAGGTCAATGACTGATATGGGTCGCAAGTCCCATTGGCGTAGTATTGCAGCAGGATGGTAGGTCGGTAAACACTTGAACCCGGTCGCACAATGAGTTGACAAAGTTGTAGTTCCTCGAAACTTGGATATTGTCGTTCGGCCAGTAAGCGCCCATAATGCAGTATTGCCCAACGCAACAACGAGGTTGGGATTAACTTCGATAAGTTCATTGCTCAATCTCTCAAGTTCTCTGGCAAACTCTGCCCGGATGTAAAGTCCTTTTCCAAGAGCCGGATAGCCAGGGATAGCTTGCGATTTAGTCCCGCATAGAGTTTCGATTTTGTTTCCTTTGGGGCGGAGATTGAACACATTGGTGATGTAAGTGTCCGCTCGATGAATGCCAGCTTCGCCCAGCATTTTTGTAAGTTCGTATCCAGCTGATCCGGAGAATGGGATTCGGGTTCGTTCTTCTTCTTCGCCATAACTTTCTCCAACTAAGACAATGTTGGTCATCTCTTCCCCAAACGAAAAGGGAGAGGCGAAGGCCCCTCCCTGATTTCTTTAGACCAATACCCCAGCCCAAGCATCAGTTATGGGCATACTCTTCATGTGAGGCATAGTCCAATATACCTGCTTACCCTTCATCCTAGCCCAACGGATTTCGTTGGTTGTGGACTGACCGTAATAGCCATCTTCGTTTAGCACGACGATTCCATCTGAGTTGTCGATCTTAGCGAAGTGGATCTGGTCGAGGATTGTCTTCTGCTCCTCGGTAAGGCCATTACCCTCCTCTAATGAGTTATATACAGCTAAGCCGTATACGACATGGCCAGCTAGACCCAGCTTCGTGCTCCACTCATGAAAGCGGTGCTCGAACTTGCGACTGCCGCAAAGAGTTAGTCTCATTTCTACCTCCATTTGGCCAAAAGCCAAGGCAATAATCCCATCATTGCGATGACCAATAGCATTATGACTAGTTCCCAGGGCATTGGCTACTCTCCAACCTTCGCAGTTCCACCAATCTCTCCAAAGATTGACTGCCCATCCTCGCTGGCCCGATGCTTGATCGTTGCGAGTACGCTTGAGCCTGGAACTTCATCGATCATCTGGCGTAGGGTTTGTGACTCGTCGATTCCGCAATCGACGAGGAACTTCTTCAAGCGCCAAGCGGCGTCTTCGGTGAGATAGAATGTGGCTTTAATGGTCCGAGAGGCAAAGCCTCCCATCTCATCCAAAGCCTCTTGATCCACGTCGTCAAGGGTTCCGGTTGGTTGAAGGGTGAACTCGACGAAGTTGGTTTGTTTCTTGGAGGATTTGTCGAACCTTGGAAGGCCCTTGACGACGCATTCGTAGGTTCCGGTTGGTAGGGGCTTGGGGCGTTCGATTTCTGAGGATTGCCGGTCGAGAATATCTTGAAAAGATGCCATGGTTGTTATTTCACTTTCAGGTTGTTGGGGGGCTCTCGAAGAACCTTGAAGAACTCCGCAAGGCCCGTTCCGATTTGGTAGCTTGGTTGCATTGCAAACGGAGCGGGGTTTGCGAGGTCGATCAAGGGAGTGGAGTTGGTTTGGATTGTGCGCTTGCCTCCTTTGTTGGTGTAGAGAACTGCGGAAGGGAAGTATTGAGGAATCTTTGGGGATAGGGCCTGGCCTACCCCTTGAGGGAAGCCTTTCTTCGTTCCGTCAGGCATGTCCATGTAGTTTACGTGGCAAAGGACTAGGATGTTGGTTTGAAAGCTGGCGGAAGTGAGCCCAGCTAGGACGTTCTCGATGGATTGTTGGGCTTGATAGAAGGTTTGCCTTGGGTCCTTGGCTTTGCCCATGAACTCATGGAAGTCGAAAGACGCGTCGCAGAGGCGGGATAGGGAATCGATCACTAGGATGTAATCTGGTCCCCATTCTTGTGGCTTTCCGTTCCAGGAATCGAGAAGCTTCATTCCCTCGATGAAGGCTTTGGGTTGTCCGTCAAGGATTGGGCCTAGTGGAGAGGACTTGCGCTTGTCTCGAAGGGGGATAAACTCGACATTCTCGATTGCCTCTTTGCACTCGTGGAGGATAAAATACTTTAGAACATCGAGCTTGTTATCGTAGTCAAGGATTCGAAGCTTGTATCCGGCCTTGGCGAGGGAAGTAAGGGAACCGGTTTTGCCTGCTTGTGCGTCGCCGATAAGGAGGAGTTTGACGAAGTTATTCGATTGGTGAGCTGAGAGGCAGGGCACGATTGTATCTCCGAATAAGTTCTTCGAGGAGAAGAAGATCGGTGTTCTTGAACCAGATATTGGCTGCTTTACGGAGTTTTAGGATAAGTTCATTATTACTTAATGCAGGCAAACTCTCTTTTATCCCCTGGGAACTAAGGGATTCCATGGTTCTTTCCTTTCAAAGTTTGACTCTAAGAACCTCTCCCTAACTCCAGGACTCTTTGAGCAAATTCCCTGAAATTCACACCCTCCATAATGTGAGCAAGCGGCGTCGTTCATGGGCCAGAACCCTTGCTCGGCACAGCCTTCTGCGTCCCGTAGCCAGACTCTGGTGTTATCCAGCCATTCTTCAAGCTGATCGGGAGTACGATAAGTAAAGCCACGAGTAAAATGGCTAGAGCCAGCAGCAACCTGAATAACATCTATGATGACTCCACGGATTGGGCTTCGCATGATGGTTTGGGAGGCCAAGGTGTAGAGGGACATTTGGTTGTTAGGATCGTATTGGTTGAAGTAGTATGCCCCTGGGGTGGTGGAGGCGGTTTTGTGATCCATTACGTAGAGGTCACCACCGAACTTGACCACTTTATCGAGATGTCCGCAGAGGAGATATGGTTGCGATCTAGGCTCGCCATTAGCATCGGTAAAAAGCCCATTGAATGGTCCTGGGCCATACTCCAACTCAAAAGCGAAGCTCAATTCCACCGCCGGCTTCCCGTTAGCCAAGATGAGCGTCTCCGCTGGGTCTGGGTGATAGTGTTCGAGATACCAAACCACTGCGCGAATGAGATTCGCTTTAGTCTTACGTTCCTCAGATTTGCTTTGGGGTTCGGGCTCCCAATCTTGGATTCTCTCAAGCAAAGCTCGAATCGTGTCATGGACTGCATCGTCATGGCGAACTCCTACAGCTAAGGAGCGGGCGTAGTCTTCGAGGGCGGAGTGAAGCTCTTGGCCCCAGCGAAGATGGATTGAATCATTAGGCTTGCGCCAGCCCTCAAGGATTTTGTATTGGTAGTAGCGAGGACACTTCTTGAAGGCACCAAGGGAGGTCGAGTCCCAAGCAAATTGGATCTTGGTTCTCTCTAAGAACGGACTCCTCTCAGGGCCTTGCGTTGTGACATTAGATACCTGATCTTCCTTTGTTGGTAGGCGATCGAGGATTGAGTTAGCTTGTTGATTCGGGTTGGACAATAGCGAACCTCCTTTTTGGTATGGTCGGGATGGTACCAAGACCTATCCCAGATAGATTGAAGGTCTTTGCAGGCGGCCCTACGGGCGGAGCGGTAGGTTGAGGTGGATCTCATGGGTTCCTCAATGCGTTAAACTATAAACCCCAATCGCTTGACTCGTGTCGATCTGGGCTCGGCACTTGACGTAAGTGTCGGTCCCCGGCTTAGCACCGAAGGACTGGCATTTTCGATCGGCGATTTGGGCGAAGGACTCATGAACGCAACCGGCTAAGAATAGGCAAAGTATTAAGCTGGCTTTCATTATACCCTCCTGGGATTATAGCAACAATAAAAGCTGAGTTGAACCACCAAGTTTTACTGCTTGAGATAACCCTGATCCATCCATGAAAAGGGATATCTTTTTCGAACTGGGTGCCATCAGGGAATTGGAACACATTATCTTGTATGTCTGACGTAATGATTTGCATTATCCCCTCCTCACAAATCCGGGCGTTGTCTTAGCCACTCCGATGTTGAGTGCTTTCATGAGATCGATTCCACCCTCCTTCTTGGGCTTGGCACCAGATTCGAAGTCTTTCTTCGACTTCCTGAGGTAAGCGATTATCTGGTCGATGTCTTGTGGGGTTACCTCTTCTGCGGCTCGGTTTAGGGCTTCAAGAACTGGGTCATTCATGGAAGATCTCCACAACAACCGTTGTATTTGGTGACCTGAATAAGGGGTCCCATTGCAGGATTGCGTCTGCAATGTAAGCCCTCATTTGTTCGCCGGTTATGTCGTCTGGTGTATTGATTATAACTTTAAATTCTTTTCTGCGCATCTAGTCCTCCATCTCCAATGGCCTGTGGCCACCATTCGATTTAATCTCAGGCAGGTTTGCTCCTCTCACAATCCAAACTTCCTCACCTCTAATCGACAGATAGAAACCCATAAGCCTTGCATCGCCCGAGAGCCTTCGAGTTTTATAAAGCTCTTGCTGGAGGGCTATTGGATCATCGGTCTTGACCTTGAGCCCAACGGGCTGATCCAAGGCCGAGGACCAGAGATCAAGGATGGAGGGATTCATTATCTGTAAATATATTTTTCTATAGCCTTGATTCGCTTATATAGGATAGAACACATACCTACAAGGAAGAGAATACAGGTAAATGTTAAGAAGAATGATACGATCAAGAATGATACGCTCAAGTATGTCATCATCCTCTCCTCTTGGTTAGAGTTTGATCAAAGATATCCTCCAGAGCGCTCTCCTCTTCAATTCGAGGCCCAGGAATCTCCTCAATATCCATCTCCTCCACAACTCCTTTCTCCAACTTGAGGACCCATTTCCCCCGATCTGGATCAAACCTCGGCTCTCTGACCACTATTTGAGCGTAGATGGTTTGAGCATAGAGCGGATCATCGGGTTGGTAGATCAGTTGGTTGTTGTGGCGATCGTAGGCTCGGGCTTTGTGTAGCCGTACCCGAAAGTTCATCGCAGCGCCATGGTCATCGAATAGGCGCTGGATTCCTCGCGTGGATTCGATCGCTCGGTCCAGGAGTTCGTAGCAATCGATGAAGGCTTGGCGAGAGACTGGGGTGGGCAAGGGATTAGCTCCTTAATTTTCTAATAGCCTACGCTATCAGGTTTCCTGCTGTGTACTAGGATCGATTTCTAACAAATCATAATCTGAAGATTCAGACCAGCCGCAACTAGGACAATACCAATAACCATACATAGTTTCCACACCAATGTCTACACTGTCTCGCTGGCATTCTGTAAATCCACATAGTGGGCAGGTTCCTTTATCCACTAGATAAATCCTTTCTCTTGCGCAAGCCATTCGGGCATTGCGAAGGTTCCGTCGCCATTGTTTTCGACGAACCTTTTTGGAACCCACTCGGTCTTATCTCCATCATGTAGGCGTAAGGCTTTTTCGGTTTCGCCCCGAACCTGGGCGGCGATATCAACGACTCGATCTGACACCGATTCTCTCCACCTTTGAGTTGAAGGTTTATTCATCAGGAAGTTGGTGCTCGCTAACAAGGCGAACATCGTCGATAAAGTTTGTGATAGCCCAATCAACAAATTCTCGCCCGCCATATTCATTGGGCCAATACTTGAATCCAGATAGACCAATTGAAGCGATCATGGCCCTGCGCTTGTGCTTTGGGGAATAGAGAAAGTAATCGGTGCTCACTCGACTATCTCCTTTGTTTTTGTATCCACGACCTGAAACCAATCACTTAGTGGGTTACCTTTGGCATAGGGCGGCTTAACCTAGTTGGCTTGTATCTCTGCCTGAGGAAAGTGCTCGCGCCACTGCTGTTTGAGCCAGCTGTCGTCCTTGAAGATCAAGTAATAGCCACCGCCGTCATTTGTGACCACGTGCTTTAGCAAGTGAGCGCAGCCGATCTTGTTGATCGAATAGACGGCGGTCGCCATGTTTGGCGACCGTATCGCAATGATGTGCCGGTCCTCGTGTGCAGGCCAAGTAACTAGACCGGAGATGGAACGCACGATTTCTCCACCCTTGGATTGAAGGTTTGTGGGGCAACGCCAAGATTGGTGATTGCGGATTGGTGTTCTTCTAGCTCTTGCTCCGCTAGGTCATTGAGCAATAGCTTAATTGCCCAACCGGTGGAGCAATGCAAAGCATTCTGGATATCGACCAAAGCTTGCGCAATGTCCAAGGGATTCCATTTCACATTGCACGTCTTGAGGAACTCTCTAACCTCTTTTGGAAGGGTATCGTAGTAGTACATGATCCCTTCAAGGGAGACCTCAACTGAGCCAAAGGCAGAGCGGGCGTTGGTCATTGATTCTTCCACTGAATAGCTTTGCTATCGATCTCGAAATAGCACTCTCTAGCCCTGGTCTGGATCACATAACGCAGGTTCAGCTCTTGTTCGGATTCTCGAATCAGCCAAGGATCGAGATGATAAACCGTGTTCCACTCCAATCCCTTGGCCTTGTGCCCAGTGATCAGGGTGATAGTGCCCTCTTGAGCAAAAAGATACTCCGCATAAGCAATCGCTTGGCCCAAGTTGGCGGAGTGGGAGGCGAATAGGCGCATACATTCAGCCAGGTCTTTCGCGGAAGACGAATACTCGGCTTTCCTGGCTTCCCAATCTGCGATTTGCCCGAGAACTGCGGATCGTGATATCCCTTCATCGCCAAATCGGCGTAGAATCCCGACCAATTTTGGTCCAATATCTGATCCTGCCACTCGCACAGACCTTCCGCAAGCGAGCAAATTGAGAGCGCATCCGAAAAGGGGTGCGTTGTTACGAGAGATGATAGCTGCGCCATCGACAATGGAAGCTGGCTCCAGTTTGTCGAGTCTTTCAACCCTTCCTCCCTTGGTTTGCCAGCGGAAATCTGGTACTCGCCAGTGGACGGATTTAACGATCTCGGATTGGCAACGGAAGGAGATAGATAAAGTTCGCTGTAGACAATCAAATGCCAGAGCTTGTGCTTGCATCCCACCGATCTTAGCACCACGAAATCCATATATTGATTGATAAGGGTCTCCGACACTGATTAGCCTCGAATGCTTGCAGAGCTTCTCGATCATTGCATGATTAGTCGGCGAAAGGTCTTGGGCCTCATCCACCATTACTACTGGGAACCTTGGGAATGTTCCGCCAAACAAGGCCGGTAGGTAGATTTGATCGTTGAAGTCGAGGTTGCCTTCGTAGCCAGTCTTTATCGACCAAATAAGTATCTGATCAACAACAGTCTGTAGCATTGGGCTAAGACGGTCTTCGAGTGTGTTGAAGAATTCGCCATTGCATAACCGTCTAGCAGAAGTGAAGGCCATCTTAGGCACATAGCCCACCGACTTCGCCAAACCAACCGCCGAAGTGATCTCAAAATAGTTCTCCCAAAGGTTATTTTGGTCATTCTTTGAATAGGCTTTCGCCACTTCCTTGAACAAGTTAGAGGTTTTCTTAGTGTCAAGCGTCACCCGTTTGGGAATTGTCTTTGACCAGATTCGGTGACCTAAGGAGTTGAAGGTTCGGCAATCAGTTGTGTCAGGAAATCGCTTTGCCATCTCCTCGGCGATTCGTTTATTAAATGCGAGGCATAGCTTGGGTTTGGTTGAGCAGGCCCTGGCGAGGAGCTCTAAGGTTGAGGTTTTGCCTGTTCCGGCGTAGGCTATGATTTGGAGGTTTGAGGTGGAGTTGGCGAGGGAAAGGATTTCGCATTGCTCATCGGTTGGAGTCATCTAGTTCAACCTCTATCTTATGTTTGCTGGGAGGAATCGTTTCATCATTGGAAACCTTTTTGGGCGAACTTGGTCACATTAATCGCGGTCTTCTTCAGCATCTCGGAGGTCGCGAGCCAGCCCTGGGAGTTTAGCTTTTCATTGTTAAGCCCTGAGAGATGGGAAAGGACCGCTGCACATTCTTGGGCCTCGCGAAGATTGTGGATCATCTTGGCGAAAGTCTCTCCGCGAGTGACTTGGCCACCGATTGTCTCGTACTTCATAGTCTCTTCCCTTTCTCCGTTGGAATGCAAACCAAGCTCTCCCCGTACTGGGAGTCGCACTCACCACGGATCGTCGCGAATCTTTGGTCGTCTTGAACGATCTCTTGCGGAGAGACTCGGCGAATGTAAGGGTAGGCGGAAATGGTTTGCATCGCACCGATGCCATAAACAATAATATCGTTGAGATAAGCATCATAGACTGGGCCAATGGCCATGATCCATTCATCATAGGCCAGACGAACAGGGCTAAGCTTTGCAACAACCGGTAAAGCACCTGTGGCTACTAGAGCGGAGGCAAAGCCTTTGAGGAATGATCGGCGGGAGGTTTCCGTCATCAACGCATCACTCATTTGCTCTCCGGAGGTGGTGGAAGGTGTTGCCAGTGGGTGGGGACAATGAATGTCGTTATGGTACTAAGCCCCATCGATGGGCGAAATTTACCATCTTTCCAAAACCAACCACAGGAACGACGCGTTCCAGGTGTGCAGTAGAATTTAACGTCACTCGCATCTGAATCGCCAAGCCAAACATCGATGATCGTTCCGTCCCTTGGCGCAGTCTCTATTGGCTGCCATCGGCTGCGTTCGGCAGCTTCGAGGGCGGCTTTGGCGCTCTTTCGCCAAGCGTCCTTGAACTCGCCAGTGACCGTCGGCCATTTGCCAAAGCGATCCTTACTAGCGTCGACCCAAAGAGCTTGGGCTGCCACTTCGATTTCGGCCTTGCTGGTCATTATCCCCTCCTCACCAAGGCCTTGGGCTTGATCCCGAGAGCCGCGATTAGATCGAACGCAGGTTCCTTGGAGCTAGAGATTTCCTTTTCCAGGATCGCTTCACCTTTCTCAATCGCATTCTCTATCGCTAGGGCCAAGGTTTCGCCTGAGCCGTGGGCTATCTGACGCCTCGGGCCTCCGGTGGCTTCGCGGAGGGTCACTCCCCAAGGCCATTGCTTGGGGGATTGGTTCTCCCATGCTTGGTAGATATACCACCCATGGTCGTGGGCTTTGCGGAGGGATTCGGAGAAGGAGATCAAGGCCAGTCATCCATAAATTTTAGCTTTGGAAGAGTGGGCTTATTGGCTCGCTTGTTCTGCTTTGCTATATGCATTGTGAGTGAGCTTGCTGGAGTGGTTGCCTTTTGATTTAGTCGCAGTTTTGGATTCTTTGCTGCCATTCGATTTCGGTCTATCTCGCGTTCGATTCTTCTATCTCTCTTCATGGTTTAGCCCCTCCTTCCCTCCTTCGGCATCTCGGTTCCATCGAGATAAGAGATCGCCCATTGAACCATGGTCTTGGCCATCTCGGGTTTTTCCATGTGATCGCAGAGCTTCCAGAGGAGCTCGGCGGGCAAAGCTCGGATCTGGGCTGCGATTGATCGAAGTGGGTCTTGGGCTTGGGCTGCGAGTTCAACGAGATCGGGCTCAAAGGAGTGATCCTCGATCGACGCAGGTTCATCCATTCTGCGACCATAGAGATCAGCGCCATTTTGCGCGGGTTCGATCTCTTTTGGTTTAAGGAAGTCGGGAAGAGGTTTGTCCATCATGGTTTAGCCATCTCCTTTCTTGCCTCTTTGATGAAGTTTTTAAAGTCCTCTTCACTGTTATCAGGCCACTCCTCGAAATACCAATCCGCCACGAAATCAAGGCCCCGATCTAGGTGGTTGAAGAAGAATGCTGCAAGGATTTCGGTTGTTTTCATTGGGCTTTATCCTAGTTGAAACCAAATCGCCCCCACAAGGCAAGCGATCGACCAGAGGGCGCAGAAAAGGGTGAATGGGAGAAGGGTTCGATCAGACAAGTTGATCCTCCATTGTGCCAGCATTATACCACACTTTTGTCCATTTGTCAAGCAAAAAGTCCTCACTCAAGGGGACTTAGGGGATTGGAGGGGCATTTGCGCCCCTCCAATGAGTGTAGTTGGGGAATTTAGTCTAGAACCTTGAGTGCGTCGTGGTGGTGGTTGAGTACTCGCCGGGCGGCTGTGATCTGTTCTAGCATTTCGTGGTTGTTGCGGTGCACGTTTTGATTAGCTGTTTCGAGGATTGCGATCTGCTCTCGGAGAACCCCGGCCTCCATATTTGAGGCTTCGAGTTTGGTCTCCAAGAATGAGATATGAGAAGCGGTCTCGAGAAAGGTCGAGCGGTGACGATCGATTTCGTGGGCAAAGCTATCATTAGCTTCGGCTAGGTGACGAAGTCGCACGTTGGTTTGCTCCAGTTCATCGATCCGCTCGTTTCGCTCTAGCTCTGCAAGGTCTGCCCGATCTCGCTCGTGGTCCCACTTGCTTCGCCATTCCTCGCGCTCTCGATCGGCTATAGAGAGAAGATTATTAAGGCGATCGAGCTCACTAGCACGAAAGTCCAGGTCGGCTTTGGCTAGATCAAGGTCACGCTCGGCTTCGTTAAGAGCAGACCTGACTTGGGTTAAGGAGTTCTCGGCATCGATCCGTTGGGCGTTAACGGTTTCGTAGGCTTTATCGGCCATTTCTCGTTGCTTGATTGCGGTCGCTTCGCCGGCTCGGGCTTGGTCTCGCTCCTCAATCGCTCGCCGAGCTTGCTCATTCGCCACCGCAAGAGCATCGCGGAGTGAGTCCATTTCGGTTCGAAGGGCCTTGACATCCACTGCCACTTGTGAGGCATCAACGATCATGTTGGATATGCGGGCTGCGAACTCACGCACCATGCTAGTGTCCTCTAGATTGAATGGGGCAGGTAGGGCTTTGGGCTCGAAGGGGTCGGGATTGATTGGAGCTTGGGTTGAGTGGTCTAGGGTCATTGAGTCTCTCCAGTCGGATTGTTTAGGGTCCCAGGTTAGCTTTCCCCTGTATGGGGCATTCATTGGCGTTGCTCCAAAAAGGAGGGGGATTGCTCCCCCTCAGGTGATCCCAGGTCTGGGATTAGGCGTTAACGTGAGTTGGCTTTGTTCCTTTCTTTGCTAGAGGCTTGGCAACCTTGCCTTTGGCCTGGGCCTTGGTTGAGGATTTCTTTTCCACAACGGCCTTTGCCTTCTTCTCGTTGACCGGAAGCATCGAGATAAGGTCAATTCCTGCGGCCTTGGGCGAGGGCTTGGCGGACTTGGCGAGATTATCCCGGGCCATGGTCATGTAATACTCTTCGTCCGCCTCGACGTAAGCCCGAGCGGCCTTGGTGATATCGCCTGCAGAGACAAGTGAGACCTTGATCCCCTTATCCTTCATCCCGGCCCTGACATCGAGCTTGGCCAAGCGGAGGGCCTCGGTCATCGCTGCTCCGCCCTTGGCCTTGCCACCCTTGCTTGCGCTAAGGCCAGGGAAGCGGGTTTGGCCAGAGTAAAGGTCTGAGAGGTTCTTCTCTACCTTAGCGAAGACCGCAGCTTCATACTCCGCATCGGTCGGATAGTCGATGGATTTGGGCATTGCCCGGTTGAGAACGGTCTTGGCCCCGAGCATCAGGAGGGCCTTGAACATCCCCTCTGGGAGGGTGTCTTCGCCGGTGTCGATGTTGATAGTCTTTCCCTTGATCTTAGTGATTGGAATTGGGTAGATAGACATTGAAAACTCCGTTAGTGATGCGGAATTGCATCGTTCTGCCCTCCGGAAAGGGCAGGGTCGATACAATTCTTCCATTACTCCTCAAGTGAGGCTTGTTCAGAGAACTCCAGTTCGTCTTGATTTTTTCTCCAAGCAAAGTGCTGCTTATTGGCTTCTGTCATATTGGCCGCATTTTTATGGTTAACCTGGTGACTCATTAATTCAGCGAAGGTTTTGTGCTTGTAGCACCACAACCAGAATTTACCAGAGGCTTCATCCTGGATTGCCCAAGCTAGCCCTTGTCTATGTTGGACTTCGATTATTTTAAAGCATCCCATCCTTGGCAGGGCAGGGTCGTATCCAAGCTTTGCTAAACACTCCTCAGTCCTTTTGTTTAGCGCTCCTACAAGGGCCAAAGCTTCATCCTTAGCTTCATCCTTTGTTTTATACTCTGCCTCTGCCACCCATAGATTATTGTACCATCTGATCGCCGGATGGAATGGACCTAAGCCGAATGTTGTTGCTTTCATCACAGCCCCTCTCGTTGGATTGCCCTGCCATTTGCGCAATGTAGCACAAAAGGGGCAGGGCAACAAGGTGCCAAAGTGGCACAAAGAGGCACAAGCTAGAGATGGGTTATGGTGTCGTATAGGTAGGCAAGCTTAAAGGTGCAAGTGCCAATCACATTCCCATGCTCGGCTTTAACTGTGAAGATTACCTTCGTGCTAGATACCTCTTCGGTTTCTATTGTCTTTTCTCTTATCGCGTGCCAAGAGAATGCCACGCTTGCCTTTGCTAATTCAAGGGATGTCACCGCGTCAAGGAGGCCTTGGGTATTGCTTTCGTGGACCCAGATTAATCCTTGCATGTTACGTTCTCCTGGTTAAAGCTAAGCCTTAGTCGATAGATTATCTCTCTGTTGATGCTCCTCTCGTTCCGTTTCGCGGCTTCGTAAAGCAAGCGCCAAAGATCGTCTGGAAGGCGAGTGTTGATCCGCCAATCATCGGTCATGGGTCAAACACTCTCGGTAATGAACCTCCTCTGGCACCATCCAATAGCAATCGGTGACCCCTTCTGGGAGAGGATCATCTTCCGCTATCCGGTCGGGGATTTCCCAATCGACCGCGTAGATTATCAGGGTCATTGTGCTTTCCTTTCCAGCTTCACGATGTTAGTCTTTGGCAGAGGAAGGGGCCTTCGGCCCTTGATTAACCTCCGTTAAGGGAAGGCCCTAACTCTATGATGATAGGGCCTTCCCATAGCTAGCGCAGCTTATCGGCAAGTTGCGCAACAAACTGCATGTCGCGTTTATCAAAAGCGTCATGCAGAACTGCGATTACATTTTCGAGGTAAACGCTGGCATCAAACTCCCCATCATCAAACGCTTTGGTTATTTCAGCTAATCTATTCATGTGATTGACCCTTTCACTCGCCCTTGCGGGGCAGGGATTGAATAGCGGCCGTGATGGCCTCGCTTGCGTCTAGGACCGCCTCCCATTGCTCGCGGTAAAGGGTGACCGGGAAGCGGCCATGGCCGTGATAAACCGAGAGCTTTAGCCCGTCTTGGGTGATCTTCATCGAGACCTTGCGCTTGGCCTCAAGAGCTTCGATCAAGCGTTGGTTCTGCTCGATTAGCTCTTGGTAGCTCGGTTTGGTTTGGTCTGGGAGAATTCGGCGGAGCTTGTCGTTCATGTTTGGTCCTCCTGATCGAATAGGGCGAAGATCGGATCGTCTTCCCAGTCGCCCTCGGCTTGCTCTAGGACTATCTCCAAGTCATGGTCTGTCATCGCTTTGCTCCTTGCTTTGTCCTTACTCGGTGTAGTCTTCTGGTTGCCTTGGGTCTCGACCAGAGCCATAGTCCAAGGCTTCGCTACCGCACCCCTTGCACTTGGCATTACGGTAGGAGTTAGTCATCTCGCCCTGCGGCTCTTTCCAAGGGCCACTATGGACGCATCCACATTCCTGACAAGTTCGGTACCAAGCCATTGCTAGTCCTCCTTCTTCCCCTTGCATAGGGGCCGTGCTCGCTTGACGCACGATCAAAGGCCGAAGAATAAACCCTAGATGGTTTAAGCCATAGGTAGGGCCTTCGGCCTTTGGGCTTGCGTCAGAAACCGATCAATCGCCGAGCTCCGGTTCGAGCCTCTCGATCCTCCTCGCATTGGGCGATGTAATCCCTGATCGCTTGGCACCACTCCTCAACGCTTGGCTTTTCGAGGATTTCATCCAGCTTCGTCGCTAGCTCTCCACGATTTCTCTGATGGTGCATTCGCTTTCCTTTCTCTAACTCACCTGTTGTAGGCCTTGGCCCAATCACGAATTGTTACAACGAGGCATTGATAGCGTTCGAGGCATTGATAGGGCCTTCGGCCATTAGAGCTCTAACACTTGTTCCTTTGATTGTGACCCTTTGGCTATGACTGCTTCCAGCTTCGCCTTTGCCTCGATGGCCTTGGCTATCCGCTTCGCTTCCCGATCAGCCTTAGCGCTTGCTTGTGCTTTCGTGCTCCTCTCGACCCTGAACTCATCTCTTGCCTCGTTGAGTTCGTTAGGGTTTGAATTGTTGCCCTTGCCCGAACCGATTTAATCTTGGCCTGTAGCTTCTGGATTTTGGTCATCGCTTGCTCTCCCTTGTTGTGGCCCAAACCTAACCGCTCCCCGATCCCTTGTCAATGCGACCAATTGTCGCGCCTCATTCCCTTTCATTGCACCCTCATTCCGCTCAAGGCCTCATTCTCCAATTTGAGGGGGTGACCCCCGATTGTAAAAATTCTGTTCTCGGTTTGTTCTCTAGTCTCTTCTCCCCCCCCCCTCTCTCTCTCCTATACACATAAGCACACGCGGAACAACCCGGAGCTACACGGGTAGTTCCGGGTTATGAGGCCTTGAGCGGAATGAGACGGAATGAGGGGGACAGGAATTGCCTAGTGCGGCCCCCTATCCTGCGTTTTGTATGGCCCAGTCGGCATAATCGCTGTAGCCGCTTGCGGCCATTGCGTAGACCAGCGGAACCAGGTCTTTGTCCTCGCAGGCTTGCTCGGCTGCCTCTTCCCACGACATCCGATATTGATGCGTGGCTTTGTCGTAGCTGGCCTCGTGGATGGCTACCGTGCGTAGATATGCCTGCGCTAGTTCG